CTCTGCTGCAAGTCCTAATGCTGCTGTTAAAAGTAAAGGCACATTAATATCAGGTCCATGCGAGCCATCTTCACTACTATAATTTGCATCTAGTTCATCACAGCGGTTCATGAAAGTAGTTAAATCATTGCTTGATTTACTTGTTACCGCTTTTACAAAATCTTTATACTTGTTTAAGTCAATCATTCGTCATCATCTCCAAATAAATATGCTGCCATTTTTCGTTGTGTCGTGTCTGGATCCTTTTTTGCGCACTCAAAACAAATTTCTTCGTCATTAGGACCATATGGTCTACATTCATCAATTACACCACATATTTGACATGCTTGCGGTGGTTCTTCTGCTATAAATCCTCGCCCGCTCATTTTCTACCCTTTAATCTGATTGGTAATTTTATTACATTTCTCATACAAAACACCCATGCAAAAACCGAATCCTGTCCATCCTATAATCATTAGCGCGTACCAAATGTGTTTCATTTTTCAACTCCGAAAAAGTGGAACACCGTCGGTTAACATCCTAACATAGATCAAGTTGGGAAAAGTGTCAAGTGTGCCACGATGCCGCTCAATTTTGATCGACCATTGTTCTGGGACTTCTGGGTCAGTTTCTAGACCATAGAAAAACTGATCCCGAGCACCCGATTCAATTTGCTGTTTGAAATACACTTCAATGTTCATTTTAACAACTCCATAATGATAATAAAGACACTGGGCATGGCAAAAACTAGTGCCAATGCCAAAAAAATGCTGTCACGATACCACGGAACATATGGAATATTCAATGTTTTACACAGTTCTTTATCGGACATTTTGCTGACATCAATGTAGTGTACTTTTCGTTCGTTCATTCTTTAACTCCATTAACAATTTGCCATTTTCTAAAAGCACCCCAAGCAGTTGGAAAGTATGTTGTTTGTGTTCCAATCAGATTACAACTCCATAAAGGTTCACCAAAATCTAATACTGTTTTATGCAAATGTGGTTTCATTCTTCAACTCCAAAATGTTCTGCTACATTACAAACACGATTGATAACTTCTAGCATCTTGCCATCACCTGGTTCGGGCAAGTCTTTACTGAATACTTCCATACATTCAGCCACAATCAACTCAGCGAACTTTTCCAATTCGTCTGCATAGAATTGATACACACCTAGATTTTGTTTATGTGTTGATCCAGCCTGTTCAGCAAGTTCTCGAATTCGTTCGTTCATCAGTTAATCCCATCAAGATAAAATTTGTATTCCAGACGCATTGCTGCTTCAATTTCCGCATCAGCATCGATGTTATGAAGTTCTTGCAGTTGCGACTTTATATCATCACCAAATGATACTGTGTATCGTTTACGCCATTCTTCGTATGTTAGTTTTTCGTTCATTCTTCAACTCCAAAATGTTCTTTAATAGTGTCGGCACAGTCCAGTACCCCACGACGATAATCGTAGCGATATCGGGTATCGGTTTCGTCCATGGATTTACATAATGCCATACATTCTCTCACAATCAACTCGGCGAATTTTTGCATTTCTTCATCAATGCCCATCGATTCAATAACAAAATCGTATAGTCCGGCCTGTTCCATCAGTTCTTTAATTCGTTCGTTCATCGCAATATCCATACAATAAGTACCACCCCAATCATAAACCAGAACATTATACGCTCACTTCAAATCTAAAGTTGTCAGGATCATCTACTAGCTGAGATTCTTGTACCTCAGTCCATTTACCATCTATTCTAATTTCGATCTTAATTTTTGTCAACTCTTCGGCAACCTTGCGATCAATTTGGTCCAGCATACCAGTGCGCCTTAACGTTTCGAGCCGGTGCCATTCTTTGAATTCTTTCGTTTCGCACATTTTGACGAAGGCGTCTCTTCGGTTTTCAAGTTGACTACGGCTAGATTCACTGTAACCTTTGGCGCCTGATTCTCTATGGCGACAATGAACTGCACTTGAAGTTTTATTCTTTTTTTGTCCGCCACTTCCAGTTCCTCGTGTATAGCTCCAGTCACAATCATCCTTGGTTACGCTAAACAACAGTTCACGTTTCTTTTCCATAATATTATCCATTAGTTAAACTAAATCCACTTCTTTAGTCAATTCTTTTACATACAGGTATGGCAATAGTAATAGTACAGCAGGATGTGGGTCTAGTTCAGACCACATCAATAGTTGGTCATAGGACATGTTTAGGTATTTCTCGCAGTTATCGTAGGCAATAAAAGCTAGTATCGCGTCCCTTGCCGCATAACTTGCCGTATTCCATACCGCATCCATTGCCGCATTCAATGCCGCATCTTTTGCTGGATCCCCTGCCGCATAACTTGCCGTATTCCATACCGCATCCCATTTCGCACTTTTTGCTGAATCCCATGCCGTAATCCATGTGTCGGCGTTATCTTTCAATGTTTGGAGTACCCAATCAATATGCTTCGCATTTGGCAGTTTTGACCACTCAGACATTTTCAATCTCTTTATCTTCGATCTTTTCTTTTACGAACAAGTACGGGAGCAACAGCACACAAGCAGGGTGTGGGTCTAGTTCAGACCACATCAATAGCTGGTCATAGGACATTTTTAGGTACTTCTCGCAGTTATCATACGCAATTAAGGCACGAAGCACACACCTTGCCGCCTCCATTTCTGTAACCCTTGCCGGATCCCATACTGCCGGATCACTTGACGCATCCGATATCTCATCCCATATCGCGAGCAATGCCGGATTCCATGCCTGCAACACATCCTCGTATGCCGTAACTCTTGCCGCCTGCAATATATCATCGTATGCCGTAACTCTTGCCGCCTTCAACTCCCCATTCCTTGATGTGGTTAGTGACCCGGCCCATTCTTTGGGGTTATCTTTCAATGTTTGGAGTACCCAATCGATGTGCTTTGCGTTTTGTAGGTGTGCCCACTCAGACATTCGCAGTCTCCTTGCTTCTGGTTTCTTCTTTTACGAACAAGTACGGAAGTAACAAAACACAAGCAGGGTGTGGATCTAACTTATTCCACATCAGTAATTCCTCATATGACATGTTTAGGTACTTCTCACAATCATCATACGCAATTAAGGCGCGAAGCGAACCCCTTGCCGCCTTCCATGTCGCCTCCCATACCGTACTCCTTACCGCACCTCTTGTTCCGATCCATGCCGCATCCCAGGCCTCTTCTCGTCCCGCATCCCATATCGCGAGCAATACCGCAGCCCTTGCCGAATGCCATGCCGCAATACCTACTACGGGTTTCGCTGCGGTCCATGCATTAACCCACGTGTCGAGATTAGCGTTTACTGACTGAAGTACCCAGTCAATATGCTTCGCATTTGGCAGATGTGACCATTCGCTCATTTTTCAACTCCGAAAGTTGGTTGCGGATATCCAAAACGATCCTCAATTAGTGATACATAGTATCCTGCTTTTCTTGTTTCACTTTCCATTATTGAGTTGGCGCATTCAGCAACAATCAACTCGGCGAACTTTTCCAATCCGTCGTAGGTATAAACCATACAACCTTTTTCGCCGCCAACATGTTGATTGAGATCAACAAAACCTTTAGCCTGTTCAGCAAGTTCTCGAATTCGTTCGTTCATGCATTCCTCAATCCTATTCTACTATATCCAAGTTTTGATTTAGTTTCTCGACGGCTTTCTCTTTGATTACCAAATCGTTTTAAACAAGCAAGGTAACCTGCTAGGTAGCTATCCCAGTCTAATTTGGAATCTTCTGCAACATAATCTCGCTTGACTCGTTCGACGAATTCTGGTGTCATTCTTCAACTCCACCTCAATAACCAAATAGTTTTTTCATGAGGATCATTGAACCTTAGTCTCAGATCCCATTTCATTTTGTCGGTATTGTAGTACTGTTCTACAGTATAGTTACCGGGATACTTCTTCTGCATCCACTTATATGCATTGGCTTCGATGTCTGCTTCGGTAACAGTGGTGGTGCCGCCTGCTCCCACTACACCATTGATACCGTTGCCCAATCTACTCAAATAACTCTGCCAAGTATCCTTAACAGGTTGTGGAATGTTTGAAGCATAAAAGGCTCCTGCATCTGATGTAGAAGTTCCCTTGTATCTCACGGTCATTCTTCAACTCCGAAATGTTGTTTAATCTTCTGACTGGCATTTTGTATAGTCCAAAAATAGGGGTCGCTATCTTCAGGATCGGCCATGTCATCTACAACTGCTACACATTCTCTCACAATCAATTCGGCGAACTTTTCTAATTCAGATTCAGCAACTTCATATTTGGTCGGGGTTCCAGAAAACTGAAATGAAGATAGATTTACTCCAGCCTGTTCAGCAAGTTCTCGGATTCGTTCGTTCATTTAGAAGCACCTCAAGATGATCATATTTTCATTAAAGCGACCGTTTGGTTGAGTCACTACTGCTTTGATGCTATCAAAGAATTTACGTGCTGCAGGTTTACTACCCATCACCTCTTTAATTTGCTCACCTGGCTTACGAAGTGTTTTAACTTCACTTTTAGCGGTATCGAAGCCAAGAATTGTATTACCCTTTACAGTGAAAGTCTGACTGTACTGGTCAGCAATGTAGTGATGTAGTTTGCGTTTTGCAGTGTCATATACCCACGCTTCACTAGCACCATGCAGTTTAGTAGGATGCACACTTACCAGATCAAGCTTGAGTGCAGGATCCTTATACTCTTTGAGGTACTTGAGTTTAGCTACAATTTTCTCTACCGGTACAGGCTTCCGCTTACGTGGAGTCTTTGCTGCCTTCTTCACACTGATATAACTATTGAGGTCGCTCATTACCGTTTCAATAGCTTTAATCATGTTTTTGATTTGCACCTTGCCGAATTGACTGTAACCTTCAACTAGTTGCGGGTCTTTACCTTCTTGCACTTCTTCAAACTCTGTTAGAGTTTTCTTCCAAGTATCTAGGATAATAGGAATATGTTGCGGAAGAATATTATACTTTGCAAGAATGTCAATAGGCTTGCCCGGCAAGCTTCCTTTTGCACCTGCAATAACAAACTCGTCAAACAAGCCAGCAATCTCGCCTGCTGCTTCACGTGTTTTTTCTTTCATAATTTCTTGAACGTTAGGGCGATTTACCGGTTCTTTTTCTTCTACTTCAATTTCTTGAGGCGTCAGTTGCGACTTAAACACAGTTTCAGGCTTGTGTACACAAGTCATGAGCCGGGTCAATTCATTTTGCAGCGACATTTCCTCATGTTCGGTAAGTTGCAAGCCGCGCAACGTCATACGTGCTAGCCAACCATATGTACTAAGAATTTCGCTTTCGGGTACTTTAGCTAGTACTTTTGCATCGGCTTTTCGGTCATTGTATTCCATATATTGGATCATCAATTCTTTGGCTTCTTTTCTACCATAAAAACGATTGTACCAACCAAATGCTCGGGCTAGTGCGCTTGTACGGAATTCTGGATCTGGCTGGACTGCAAAGAATGGCTCGTCACCAGTGTATTTTGTGTCGGGGTCTTTTGGATTTAGGGCTTTAATGTATTGATCTTCTGATTTCTTTTTAGCCATAATTTGCTCCTATACTTAATGATGTTGATGATTATACATGAATCTCATTTTATTGTCAAGTGTTGTCATAAATATAATTAACAGGATTATAACATGCCACGAATATCATTATATCGCCCCGAAAAAGCAAACGATTACAAATTTCTTGATAAAACTATAAAAGAAATGTTGGTTGTGGGCGGAACGGACTTATATGTACATAAATATTTAGGAGTAGCCAACACCGGACCAAGTAGAGATTTCACACAACCGCAATATGATCAATTAGACCCTACCAATATTCAAGACTTGCTATTTTTAGAAAACCGAGATAGAAAATACGATAGCACTATTTACAGAATTCGCGGGCATTATAATGTACAAAATTTAGATTTTGATTTAAGTCAATTTGGGCTATTTTTAAATAACGATATTGTTTTCATTACCGTGCATTATAACGAAATGATTGAATTATTGGGTAGAAAACTAATGGTAGGTGACGTTTTAGAATTACCTCATCTAACAGATTATCATCCATTAAATGACCAAATACCAATTGGTCTGCGCAGATACTATCAAATAACTGATGCCAACTTTGCCAGTGAAGGATTCAGCCAAACTTGGTATCCGCATCTGTGGAGAATCAAATGTGAGCCATTGATTGACAGCCAAGAATTTTCTAACATTCTCAGTCAGCCACTAGAAAAAGATAATTATTTAGGAGACTGGGATTCTACTAAAGAGTACATAGCAGGATATACGGTAACATATGGCGATAACACATACACTCCCAAATTACCCGGCCCGGTGCCGGCAGGAATCGCACCCACTGACAATACATATTGGGAGCTTAGCACTGCTGATAATTTAAGAGATATAATAGCCAGATATAATAAAAACATAGAAGTTAATAACGCAGTTATAGCAGAGGCTGCTAGACTAGTTCCTAAAAATGGCTATGACAGAAGCCAATTATATGTAGTACCCACGCAAAATGGTGAGCCAGCACCCCCAGTAAATATAGTAGTTTCACCCGGAAGTCCTACTCCAACCCGAGCTACGGTATTCATGATGCGAAGTAGTGCCTATAGCAATCCTAGTCCGGTATTACGAATCGGTGCAGAAGCTAGAAAAAAACTCTTTGAACTTAGCACAGATGACCAAAATGCCTTGCGCGAATTTATTGCATTAAGTTTAAAAACCGCAAAATTAAATCCCGAAAGGACTGATACTGGAAGCGGGCAGGTCGACGGTACTCTAGTGCTGACTGCCAAAGCAAATGGACCAATAACCGGTCCATATGGGACTGCGGATAATACATATAGCACCGCTGATCAGTTTCCTCCGTTTACTGTAACTAGTTCTATAAATATTCCCATAAGAAGTCAAACTATTTCGATTTTAGGGTTAGAACCTAACCAAGACATAGCACCACAAAATTTAATTAGTGCCGCGGTTACTAGCTTAGCCGGAATAACAAATAACATATTTGCAGAAAACACAAGAGTAGTAAGTGTTAATAAGTTAAACAACACCTTTACTATTGATAAACCCACAATTTATGCTATGCCTGCTGGTACTGCTATTAATGTCGAACCAAATTTTGATCTTACTAAAAATCCAATAAGTTTGCAAATGAATTATAGGGCGGACTGTGATCCTAGATTTGCATATATAGCGCGTAGTACACCAAACGGATTTGGTTATAGTGATGGATACATGATCGGCGACGGTACTGCTCCAAACGGGTTACCAGTTGGCTCAGGTATTGTGTTTCCGGCTAATCCCAATTTAGGAGATTACTTCTTAAGAACTGATTACTTACCTAATTTATTGTATAGATATGACGGAAATTTATGGGTAAGAATAGGTGTTAATACACGTTCTAGTGTAGGATTCGAGAGTACTGATCCTAGCAATCAATCACAAATGGCTAGCTTTATCAATAACGAACAAACACTTACATTGACTGACGGAACTGTTATACCACAGCAACAACCCCTAAGCTCAATTTTAACTATACAACCGGATTAATATAAAATATGGCAAATTACTTCTATGATTCTCAAATACGCAGATTTTTAATTCAATTTGCTCGAATATTTTCTAACTGGCAAGTTACTAAGGGAAAAGATCCTGCAGGAAATAATATTTTAGTGAGAGTTCCTATACAGTACGGCGACTCAAGCAGGTTAGCCTCTGCAATTCAAGCTAATAACAGTGCAAGTAGTTTACCGTCAGCTCCATTAATAACATATTACATTACTGGATTAGAGTATGATCAAAAAAGAACACAAGATCCTTATTTCATAGACAAAACTAGTGTTCGGCAACGGCAGTACAATCCAGAAACACAAAGCTATACTACCACACAAGGTCAAGCATTTACTGTTGAAAGAATAATGCCGGTACCTTATACATTAAGAATTACCGTAGACTTTTGGACTACTAATTATCAGCAAAAATTAGAGTTAATAGAACAATTAGGAGTGCTGTTTAATCCTAGTATGGAATTACAAAGTACGGATAACTTTATCGACTGGACTTCACTTAGCGTAGTATATCAGGATGGATTAACATTTAGCAGTAGGACTATACCGCAAGGAACAGGTAACCCAATAGATATTTTAAGTTGGAAATTTTACATGCCCATATGGATAAGTTCCAGTTCTAAAATCAAAAAACTGGGAGTTATTCATAAAATCATTGCAAGTATTTTTAAAGGAAATGCTTTAACAGATATGCAAGACGATGATTTATTATTGGGGACCAGACAAAAAATAACACCATATGGATATAAACTATTACTGATAGGCAATAGCTTACAGATACTTCCAGCAGATCAAGATTTTTATCCTAGAAATAATTCGTTAGACTTGCCGAATAATCCCAATACTGACGTATATTGGCAAAGTGTCTTAAATGTATACGGAACTGTAAGACCCGGTATTAGTCAAATTTGGCTTCAAAATCCATATATGGAGACAGAAATTGTCGGAACTATAGCATTTAATCCCACAGATGACCGTTTACTAATCTATAATATAGATCCTGATACCTTACCAGAAAACACATTAGATCCGGTGAATAGTATTATAAATCCATTAGTAAAGGGTCCCGGACATGGATTACCAGAAGCCGAACTAGGCCAGCGATACTTAATAGTAGAGGATATAGGCAATGACGTTAACGATGCACCTTCATTAGCCTGGGGCGGATTGGTAGCCAAAGCCAATAGTATTATAGAATATGACGGATCGAATTGGTTTGTAAGTTTCGATAGCCAAAGTTTTACTGATGTTCAATATGTTACCAACTTAACAACCGGAGTTCAATATAGGTATGCTGAAAATATTTGGATGAAATCATATGAAGGTTGGTACGGTCAAGGAGATTATTCTATTGTAATCTAACCTAGATAAATCATAGTATGAACGTTCAAACTATAGCCGCCGGAATTTTTTTTTATAGCACTACTACAAAAAGATTTTTATATTTGCTACGAGCCATTGATAAAAATGCCAATTCCAATAATTGGGGGCTGCCCGGCGGAAAAATAGAAAAAAATGAAACGTTGTACGCCGGGTTAGAAAGAGAATGCATGGAAGAATTAGATTACTTCCCACATGAGGCTAAACTAATTCCTATACAAAAATTTGTGAATAATTCTTTCGTTTATCACACCTTTTTCTGCAAACTAGAAAAAGAATTTATTCCAAAATTAAACGAAGAGCACATAGGATACTGCTGGATAGATCGTCACAACTTTCCTAAACCATTGCATCCCGGTTTGTTTAATACTGTAAATTTTGAAATAGTAAAAGAAAAATTAGAAAAATTATTATCTAAGATTGAATAATAAAATTTCAGGCTCTTCTTCAGGATCAGTGATGTTTAATTCAGATTCATTTTCAAAACTAAAACCAGAACCCACATATCCTTCAATACCATTAATCGTAGCAGACCCGTTAATTATGTACAGATAATATCTTCTATTACTGTCCAAATTACACTTATAATTTTTTGTAAAAATTCCTGCACTTAATTTTGCGTAACTTTGTATAACAATAGGACCCTCACTGCTTGCTATGGGACAAAAGGTATCAAGTTTTTCTTCTCTATCGAATACCCAAACATCGTATTTAGGTGCAAAATTATGTCTTGCTGCACGTAACCATATTTGCAAATAATGTATTGGTTCATCGCTTAAATTACCCTCGCAATGCCATATTCCTGTGCCGCAACTCATTCTTTGTACAGCCCCGCTCGGTACTTCATGCGTGTTCATTAAATTATCGTTATGAAAACAGGGTCCTTTTACTACGTATCCTAAAATTTCAATATCGTTATGTTGATGCACTGGGGTAAAATTTTTAGGCTGTACTATGTCATCATTAATTACTTCAATATCGCTATAGTTTGTGTAATTTGGATCATTGTATGTATTATTACTAAATGAACGTTTGGATTGAATCCATCCAAAATCGAAATGTCCTCTGGTTTCTGGTAATCTATGCTTGATCATGCATATATTTAATAAAAAAGCGGCAGCTGCCGCTTTTTGTTTTTGAAACTAATTATTGTCGATTAGCAAGAATAATCTATATCCACAGTAATTAGTCCGGTTGCTGCATCAGGTGTATTTGTTTTAGCATCGAATGAAACTAAAACCTTTGAGCCTGGATTTTCATCTGTGCCGTTATCTGTAAAGTCTAATGCAAACTTGTTAGATATTGTAGATGCTTTAACATCAGAACTAGGATCTTCCTTATCTAATACAATACTCATTTGTCCAATAGTTAAATTGGCCTCGTCTGCATCAACTAAAGTACATATGCCTGCAGCATATACTGTTCCGGTAGTGGATAATCCTAAACCATCCCTAGTAGCAACGAAAATTTTGCCTTCGCCAGCATCAGGTCCTGCACCCAAAGCTTGCCAATCAGTATTACCTACGGATCTAATGTAGTATGTACCTCCGGCAGCAATATGCTCGTCATTGACAGTATCTTCTTTTACTACTAAAAACTTCTTCTTACCTTTCTGACGTATTATGTATCCGTCATCAGGAGCAGCAACTGTTATTCTTTCACCATTAAGTGCTATTGCTGCGTCGTCTGTTAATGTAATTGTTTCTTCTTGAATTGCAGTTGTTGTAACTGTATCGTCTGTTAGTGGTAGTACTGCGCCACCAATAGTTGCACTGACAGTAAAAGTTGTTCCACTGGCAACTGTCTTTACGAAGTAAACAGTGCCGGCTACCAATCCACCTATGTTTGCACCAAACACTACAGAACCGTCGGCTACCAATCCGGTTGTATCATCTACGGTTACTGTGTCAGTAGAAGCAGTTGTTGCTGAAGTTGTCATACTTACGGTTGTGCTTTCAGATAAAACAGCTCCCACCAACGTACCGTTAAAGTATATTAATGCGTCACCGTCTAGTTCGCCGGAGTTTAGTGTTCCTGCATTTCTTGAACTAATTACTGGAGAACTGGTGCTTGCATAGTAGCTTCCATACCAAGCTTCTGCTACACAAACCTTAGGATAAGCAGCAACATCTTCTACTCCGCCTACTACACCCACTGCAGAGGTAGTAAAGCCATTGTCGGTAGTGCCATCGTTAGGATAACCAAGATCCACATCTACTGATCCATTTGTTTTATAAATTTTTAAAGGGCGTCCCATTTTGTTTTGTCTCCTTTATGTTAGACGTTCTAGGTCCTACGCGGTTGGGGAACCGCATAAGTCTCCCATATAGAGAGAGAACATAAGTATTTATTAAATTTGGGTGAGATTTATTTGATACGTGTTTCCACTGCCGCTATCAGTTAAAAATATTCCATCAGCATTTGCAAACATAGACCAACTGTTGGCTCCGGAATCATAAAACAAATTAGCGGTGTTTACTGAAACAACATTACTTATAATATTATCAGCAACCTCGACGTTGCCGGCATTTATGTTTCCGGAAACATTAGCATTGTTGACAACAGTAATACTTGTAAAACTAGCCAAATTTGGAGCTGAACACCCAATAGCACCGTTAAAGGAACCTAAAACGTTTCCTAATATGTTAGTAGCATCGACGTTGCCGGTTACAGTTAGAACATTGGTTACTTTATTAAAAGTTAAATTCGAGCTGGCCCCGAAACTTCCACCGTCATTAAACTGAACTTGTGTGTTACTGCCATTAACTACTGCGTTTCCTACCGGGGCGATTTGACCTAAAATGTTTGCACTATTGGCGGTGTATCCGGCCCATATAGGATTATAAGTAACTAAACTAGATGTAGCAGCAACATTAGATTCATCATGAATACTAAAGGTGGTGTTGCTTAATCTTCTAGTAAAAAACTGATTGGTCCCAGCAACACCAGCAGTCTCTATACTAGACTGAACTGCACCGGAGGGCAAGACTCCGTTTATTGTTACTGAAGTACCTGTACCGAAAAAATGATCAGTGCTGGTAGTTACGATTGTTCCATCCGCAAAATTTGCACCATTTGCCGGACTAAATCCTAAAATTTTATATACTAATGATCCGTTAGTGGTCCAAGTTAAATTGCCGGTACCGTCAGTCTGCAATACATACCCGTTGATTCCTCCGGATATTTTTACATCATTGATCTGTCCTAAATCGATTTCGCCACCAGCATTACCGCCTACGTTTACTATAGTAGCAATATTAGATGCTACGTTAATTCCTAATAATTGACCATTTTCAATATTGTTTAAATCTAAAGTAGTGTTACTAGACCCGTTTAATCTAGAAAAATCTAACGGGCTAGCTGTAGTTAAAATTTCAGTTTGTGTAGTTGCACCTACAGTAACCGGAGGAACAATATTAGGATCATTACCTATATACACTCGTTGCTCATCTACTGCGAACCCAATTTCACCGATGTCTAGTTGTGGTAAATCAACGTTTGCCCCGGTTCTATGAATTATTTTTGAAATTTGATAAATGGCCATAATATAATCTTTGTTTGATTATATTATTTATCAACCATTATAAGAACTTGGAATAGTATTGTTCGCAGCGGTCAAACCACTTCCCCACATAGTGTTGAAACTCATTTCCCTCAAGAATAAATTCCTGATAATTGAAATCTGCACTACACATAAAAATTACCCCCTTTTTTATGTTCGTGCCGTAGATTTCATTATGCGCTGTTGCATATGCTGCCAACTGTAGGAAATAATCGTCAATCCATTCTCTTTTTTTTGGTTTATTGGTTTGTTTGTGATCCATTATGGCTTCTTCACCATTATGTACACCGCACAAATCAGTTGTACCAGCATATATCTTTGGGAAGTATAAAGGCACTTCTATACCCCAATACTCGTTACAATTAATCAAACCTTTAGCAATAATTTCTTGTGCCATTTTGTGCGCTTGTATGCTGTACATATTACTACCTGCATCTTTGAGAATTCCGGTTCGAATGTAATCCTCAATAAATTTATGCATTCTTGTACCGCGGCCAGCAGCCTCAGTCGTTATCTCAGTAGCTTTTTTATGTCCTACTCTATTTCGCCATTCATTTAGTGCTTTTTTGGCTTCCTCTGGTTTGGTTGCATCTAGAATTGTGGTAACACTGGGTAATTTTTCTCCGTCGGGAGTAGCGTATCTTCTAGCACCATCTTCGGTTACTCGGTTAATATTGATGTAATTAAATTTGTTTGGATTATACATAAAAAAATTGTACTATATTTTTCAACATAGTACAATTTATATGGTTATAATTTTTTGATTTGTTTAGACGCCATTTGTTTTAACGTCTTTTCGTGATCGGGGGTTTTTCCCTGCTCAGGTTTGGATTTGGGGACTTTATGTTCCTGACCCTTAAATACAACCTGATCATTATTTACATTAGAAATTATATTAACTAAGGGTTCTTTTTGCACTATATCAAATAAATCTTCTTTATCTAGTATAATGTCTCTTGTTTTTAAAAAGTTTAAAAATTCGTCGGTAGACCAAGTTCTAGCTGAACCTTTTAGCTTTTCTTTAAGTTGATTCGAGACCGCCATCAATTTAACACGTAGCGGATCTCGGTCATCAAATTCAAATAAACGCATTTTATTTACGTTCGGAACGTCCTACTCCGGCAACTGGTTCAGTTTCATCTGGTTCCTCTGGTAAATCAGGTAAATCAGAATCAGGTTCTTCTCCGCCCAAATCTTCCATATCTTCAGAATCGGATGCTTCTAGATCATCGTCTGAACCCATATCCATTTCAGGTTCAAACATACTGTCGCCCTGTCCAGTAATACTATTTAAAGAAGCCTGCAATGTTCCTTTACTTTGCGTAATAGCCGCCTGAAGTGAAGATAATGCTTCAGAAACCGAAGAGTTAAATTGCTCACCCTCTGTGGTTCCTACCTCACTGTTCACCCCGTCTACTACTGCAGGTAGCTCCTTGACTAGCATATCACTAACTTGTTCAACCATTTTTTGTAGGCTATCGACCATTTCTTGTGCAGCCAATATAACCTGAGATTTTTCAACTTCTTCATTTTCTAATACAATACGTGTATTATATAAAGGAAGAGATTTTAATTCTCCGTAGTGATGTTGTAATGCTTGTTCCATAAATACCAACTTCAAATATGCAGGATTTTGTTCGGTATTGATTCCATTACTGCTTTTGCGCATTTCGTTCATTAAGCCATTGACTTTTCTCATCATACGCTCGGTGTCATACAATGACATATTGTCTAAATTTATGCTAGTATCAAAGTGCTCTTTTAAAGCTTTTTTTGCTACTAAGCTTGGCTTAGCGTTAAATTCTGTAAGTTTCATAATTTTTCCCAAAGTTACATATTATATATTTATCTTCATTCAACTTATTTTGAGGCATTCGCAAAATGCTTATATTGCCATTTTTTCACTTCTTTTGCATAATTATTAAGTTGACCAATTATTTGTTTTTTTCTATTTTTGTCTTCTATTAATTTAACTTGATACAATCCCAAAGAGTCTATATTTTTTGTTTTCTTGATCAACGTAGAATGTAGATGAATACTTGCCTCTGTTCCCTCTAATAACTTGTCTAGAACTAATATTTGATTGCATTCTATAATCTTATTACGTTTATCCAATGTAGCGTACATTACTGCGTTTCGCAATGAATAAAACTCTTTATTCAAATGTGTGTCAAAGCATGTTAATGTATACTTTGACGAGCGGTTTGGTTGAATCCTATATTTATTAAATAACACGTACCCGTTACCATCTTGAATTATTGATATTCCGGAAAGTCCACTAAGTTCTTCTTCAGTTAGTAAACTTTTCAAAACAGTATACACATTTAAATCATCCATTTTCTAATACCTCAAAATAGATATTTCTAAGTTCCGGAGTAGTATCTAAAAAATTAGGCAATTTTTCCCACTCAAAACCCGTTATTAGCATAGGAACCTCATTGCAATCATCATACAGATGTCCTAACGGTTGAATGCCATCATCAAACACATTTTTATGACTTACTGTAAAGTCAAAAACCGCACATTTTTGATGATCTTCATTTTCGTATAAAAATCCAAATTTTTTAAATGTTTTAAAATCTATTGTGTCGGTGTTTACTGAAGATACATTTTCTGGTTGACTTCTTAATGAAATTATTTGTAAAATGGTATCTAAATTAATTTGGCGTTTTCTATTGTTGTTCCACTCGGTCAATCTTTCGGGATCTAAATCCGCAGGTGGCTTTCTGTTAGTAATTCCTGTATCTTTTACATCGAATAATGTATAGCAGCGAAATTGCGTCATACAGTTATTTATAATGGTAAAAAAGCCCGAAAAATTCTCGGGCTTTTTGTTTATACGAAACTAATATTAGTTAGTAAATGTTGCGCTAGCTACGATAGATACTGCTTCGCCTACTGCTGTAGTTAATGCAGCGTCTAGTGATCCGGCGCCAGTTGCAGTTACGTCACCCCATGCACCTGTTGGGTAGAATGCAACTGCTAGTGTATCGTCGGTAGCAGTTGTGAATTCGTACATGTAAACGGTTGCTAATTGTTGAATTGTGTCAATAGCAGCTTTGACTTGCGCACCAGTTGTGCTTGAACCAGTGAAAGTGATGGTTGCAAAGTCTAATTTTGGACCCATTGCGTTAACTACAACACCGCTTGTAACTGCATTAACTGCACCGGTGGTGTATGAGCTAGCGTCTACGTTCATTACTGGCTGAAAATCGCCATGTACTCTTGTTACTTGTGCCATTTTATTTTCCTCTTAAAGTTTATTGAACCCTATAGGTTCTATTTTTATTTAGTCCAAAACTAAAAAAGTTTGGGTTTTGGTTAGGTTCTAGAAGCTAAATTTTGTCTACTGAACCCCAGTCTATCCACAAACTTGAATCCATAACTTACGAATCCTTCCTGAGTTTGCTGACCTGTTTGTAGATAACCTTTTACTGGACTACTCGCTGCCGCTTTATCTAATTGCGTTACAATATTCATTTTTAGTTTATACATTTCAGACCAAATTAAAAATGCACCAGCTAAACCTTCTTTATTCTCTGATAAATGGTACATTATTTTTTCTCTTACTGCATCAGACATAGGTCTAGATTGTATAAATTCAAGAAAATCTTTTACTAAATTAGATAAGTTGCCTGAAACCACTTTTCTGTTTATATAAACTGTAAATAAGTTGCTGTTAAACACACTTTTGGTTCCTGCAGGACCGATCAATAATTGATCTACGGCAGATCCATATGCAGAAATTGCGTTCTCGCAATTTCTTAACATTTTTTCGTTTAACTTTAATTTTGGTGGGTTGGGCATAGCACTGGGAACTATAGCAACATTGCTATTATTTTTTAAATTTCCTATGCTGCCGTTCAAACTTGAAGCGTCATCTGTGCTTTGCGCGGTGACTGGTAAATACTGATGTACTGCTATTCCAGCTACCTTATTAGTTAATAATTTACCTATTTCGCTATTTGTATCTACCGTATATGTAATTCCATTGGGATTAGCTCTGAATGTATAAAGACCATTATTTTCTTTTAATGGCTCACTGAACAGTAAATCACCCCAATAATATCCTAAACCCTGATCTTGCTTACTTAAGCCCGGCCAAATTTTTTCTAAAATTTGGTGCAATTGACTCCTGTCTACACCACGCTGAATATCATACTGTTTAAACATTGCTGGACTATAGATATTTCTGGCTGCACCGTCTTTTTTATTGAACATGTGTTTATCCATAATAGCAAATTTACCATTGCTTCCCCTACCAAAAATCAAAGCAGGGTAACCGTCCCATTTAATGGTTACTAAATTTGGATTTTTAACAGTGCTTGATATTGCATTTAAGGCGGTTTTTGCATAGGAACTTCCACCAATAAAAATAGCGTCTTCTGGATGGTCTAAGTGCCCTTTAGCTTCAGTGATAATATTGGTTATTTTATCCTGAAGTTCACGATATTCGAAAGAACTCATTTTTTGTATTTTTTGGATTCAGTATAACCACGTACTATGTTTGAATTGTCATCTTGATCTACTCCAGTGGTTATTTCTTTATATAACTTTGTATAGGCTGCGGGGTTTTGTTTGTACAGCATAGCCATAGCTACTTTAGCTATCGTTTCTAAATCATCTAAATTGGCGGCACCTGACATTTGCTGTATAGAAGTCACTAATTGATTAGTTTTAGTAGAGAGAGCGGGTGCTGAATTACTCGCCGGCTGATTATTTAATGTAGGTTCTATTCTCTGCTGTTTTCTGGTCGCTTCCTTTTTTTCGCCCATTGTTAGTAAAAATTCGGCTAAAGAAACTACCTTTTCATTTGACGGGGTCGATCCAAATGCATTTAATAACGTACCTAATTGTTGCAATTCTTCTCTGTCAGGCTGCCATCTGTAATCTCTTAAAAACTGTGCTACTGTGGATTTCGCTGCATCTAGTTGATTATCATAGTTTGATTTTTCTGATTTAAATTTTTCTTTAAACTTTTTGATAAATTTTTCTCGGAAAAGAATATTCAATGCTTCTTTTTCACCCGTGCCGGTCATCTTATACTGAAGCTTTTTAGCCCAATTTTTTATTGCAGATTCATTTACGATTTCGTCAAGCTTCATCGTTTTTCCTTAAACTCTTGCTAAATCTACCCTGATCTTTGGCTTTTATGGCATTAAGTAATTTTTTTTCTAAAATAGCCGCTTTTTCAGCATCATAATGCTTATTGATCATTTCTATTAAATTTATGGCGCTTGTTATAATATTATGAGCCCTACTTTCAATGAGGTGTTTGGCGTCACGGTTCTGCCCAAGAGCTTCTAATTCTTCTAATAAACTACGGGTTTTTCGTTGCATGATGATAGATCCTATTAGTATTTATCACTTAGATAGATTATTAAGCAACGCTTTGAGCTTTGCAGACCCCACATCCGCTACTACTCGTGTAGTAGGAACATTTATCTCATCTTGTACCTTTTCGTTTGTAGTAACCTTAGCTACAGGTTTTAACTTACTTAGTATGTCATTTCCGCTAGGTTGTGGCTTTTGATAATTGGTACTTTCTTCGGGGTTAGGGTCAGTTATTCGAAGCGTTTCTACATCGAAAGCTAATTCAATTTTCTGACCAACTCCTGAACTGCTTCGAGTTTTCATTAACTGCAATTGATATTGTCCCCGTTCTCTCATACTGCGACTTGTGAAAATACCGAACACATTATCGGCAGTATTAATTTTAGAAATACCCCCCGAAATATGACTATGATCAAATTCAATTTCTTCTACTGCACTTCGATTAAGTTGAGAAGCGGTCACAAATAATACATTAAGTTCTTTAGCCAAATTACGCAATTCTTCGGACACATACTTGTCTTTCACGAACAAATCACTAGGACTAACTTTTGCGGATACGGGCATCAGCAAATCCAAATAGTCTACACACAGGAAATCAACCTTCATACCAGTTTGAATTTCCAGTTCTTTGCAATATGCTCGTAGGTCGTTGACTGTGCTCTGAGCCGGCATATATTTAATCCGCAACTTTCCGGATTTTTTAGACATCATTTTGACCTTCATTTCAACATCGTCAATTGATTTAAATATGTCTCTGCTACTTGTGTCAGTCATCATACTGTCTATACGCATAGAGCATAGTCCTTCACTAAGTTCCAGTGTTACGTAAACACCGTTTAATCCTGCCTGTACCCAATTAACTGCAAGATTTTGCATAAACAAGCTTTTACCTGATCCTGACCCGCCTGCAAAAATTTGTAGTTCACCGCGATTAAACCCACCATATAACTTACTATCCATGCATGGCCAACCCGTACTATTTTGACCATTGTTTGACTTTAAGTTCATTAGACGGGCTTTTGGGTCTAAGAAGTAATCGGTTCCCATATCTTTTTGCAAACTGATTTGAACCGCATCTTTGATTAATTTTTCAACCGGGTCGTAATTGCCTTTTTCTAGATAATCAGCAGCCTTTAATATAGCCCGTTCCAGTTCTTGCCGCCTTGTGAATTTCTCAAATTCATCCAAAAACCATTCATAGTGCCCGTCGGTCAATTCTTCAATCGGTTCAATTTCTACACCAGTGACTGCTTTGATTTGATTGGTATCGGGCAAAACATTATATTTTTCTGTATGTTCTTTGAACAAATCCGCAACTTCTCTTAATGACTTATCAAAATTCAACGGATTAATTATGTTGGTTACTCTTGTGTATAGCTCAGAATTTGTGAGCATCATACGCAAAAATAATTTTTGTATGTCTAGATTATACTCTACCAATCTTTTTCTTCCTCATTTCTAATTTTATTTTACTTGTAGTGGCGTTTTCTAATATACTTAACAATGTAGCCAATTTACCGTATTTTATTACAGCGTCGTTCACATCTTTAACATCTTCGTCCCAGTTGGGTAAACTAACATGATAGCCTAATTGCAATGCTTTGTCGATTACCTTTAATCCAGTTTTATCTCTGTCTGGAACCAAAATGATTTTTTTATTTAATTGAGATAACAATACCGCTTGGTCATTGCTTATATCGTCGTGCATCAAAGCTACACCATCTATACTTAATGCATCAAAAATTCCCTCAGTTACAATACATACTTGCCAATTTTCTTGTTGCCTGTCGATGTTGAATACATATCCGGGCTGTTGATCATTAATAAATTTAGGTAATTTTCCGTCTATAAATCTAGTGGTATGACCTACTATATTATTATTATAAGTGTACGGAATAATTATGCCATGTTTGGTTCTACTATCTGCGTTAGGATTCACATAAAATGTATATTTTTCTATATCAATTTTTCTTCTACGTAGATAATCTACATACACTGAGTGATCCTCATTAGTAGAGTCCAACACCTCACAGTCAGGTAATTTTTTATTCTTAAATTTTACGGTGTGTGTTTTTTTCTTTTCTAAGAGAACGTCTAATAGGTCCCGATGTTTTAAACTTTCTAGGCTCCACCGTTGCACTTGGTCTGAATCTACCCCTAACCATTGCAAAAATTGTTTAGTTTTGTTTGAAATGGTTTTACCTAAGGTAAAACTACATGAGTACCCGCAATTAAAACAGTGCATTACCCAGTCATTTCCCGAAATTTTTAAGCCGCCTCGAAAACGTGTGTCCGGTCGATGCCCTCGATGGCTGCAACAAATAGCGTTAAAGCTGATCCAACCGCTATTTGTTGCCCTTTTTTTACCGGAGATTAGTGATAGGATATCAAACATACTTAGTATTTTAACATACTATGTATCTGATAACAATATTATCTGGCTAAAATTTTAGTAATATTGCCCTGAGTACTTACAAACTTTAATCTAATATAGGGGTGGTATCCATTTATCACGTATCCGTCTGTATCCGTACTATTCAAGTAAGAGTGCGGGGACTCAATGTCATACCAATCACTGTCTGGAACAGTCGATCCCTGAATTTGTATGTTTCCGGAGTAATTATCCATATATGGTTGAATAGTTATTATCGGATTATCATTGGTGTATACTACACTACTGTAGTATGTTTCAGTACTGGCATTAGGAGTAGGATGACTGGGTATAGTAACCTCGGTCGCCGGAACAAAACTAGGAAGTATGCTGTCTACAACTTCAATAACTCCTCGGGAACTAGCATCGCTACCAACAAAAACCGGAAGGTCAAGCCCCGAACTAGATATTTCTAAACTATAATAACAAAGTTGGGTATCTATGTTTTCTATCTCACTGCTGGTCACTAGTAGTTCAGCCAGTCCATTTAATGCTAATGTAGGGGTAAGTGACTTTCTTAAAAGAATTTCAGTTCCGTTGTTATTGAGCAACCTAAAACCTATTTCAATTTGACTTATATTTACTGGTTTTTGTTCTTGATTTAGGAACTGAAACTGTAATTTATTGTCAACGCCCTTGTTCAATTTTAAATTTTTTGCATACACTAGTTGGTACCTCCGTGGTGAGTTTCCGTCGAAAAAGACAACAATTTGTCTAGGTGTAAATATATAAACACTGGTCGAATACACAGTAAACTCCTTTATACTATTTATAAAAATGTATTGGGTAACCTAGTTTGATAAATACCCTAAATAAATCGCAATGATACATAACGAATTTTTTAAAAAACTAAGCGAAAATCATCCGTTCATAACTGTGTGCTCCTACGCCGGGCAAGATTACGTAGGCATAGTACAAAATCGTGATGATGTGGTAACCACAATATACGATTACGGGGCTATAATTCACCAAGAATTAAGAGAAAAATTTTTAGAATTAGGCGACGTATGGTGGTGGGAAAGTAATAGACTAGTACCTATAAATATGTTTTTAAAAGACGAGTGGGACATATTTAAACCCTATATAAGAACATTCAATAACAAAAGCTTAACTATTCTTCATGGCCCAATTTGCAGTATGCTAGAATTAAGTAAAAGAAAATCAAAAAGAAAATCAATTACCCTCGTTAAAAGAATGATCTAGTTCCTCCAACAAATTCATGTGTACTACTACCAAATGAGCATAACTGATGGAATGTGACTTTTTAAAAGTATATCCATCTTCTGATTTATTCCATACTGTTTCGGCAACTTCTTTCCAAGTCTTTCCTATTAAATGCTTTTTTCCGGGTCTTATGCAAGCCAAAAACATTGCTAATCTGGGTATGCTATCGATAGGTTCCGGCATTTTTAAAATGTTATGATATTGATTTCCCAAATGTATTAGTTTTTCTACGAAACTTCTTTCTTTCAACCTAGCCCAGTTAGGATCCTTCATTAAAGAAATTAAATGCTCCTCGTTTTTAATTTTATCGTAGACATGAACATTTAAAAAATCTAATTTTATATACCCGCGTTGCTCCGCTTCTGTATAGTCGATATTAGCCATGTCATTTATGGCATCGTATGGGATTTCAGTGACATGTATTCCGGTTGCATGTTTTCTAATCGGAGTTACATTTCGCATAGCTGCAGGAATATATTTTATATGCTCTAAAATTTTACTCCTATCAGAAAAATCGATATCTATGTCACTGTTAAATTTCATGATTATATATTTGGTTAAGGTAATAGTCGAGCAGCAACTAGTTTTTTATATGCTGCCTGTACCACAATAGCTTGTCTTTCTGCATCTTCTACTGCTTTATGTGTAGTCACGTGTCCGCCGTCTTTAAGTTTAACCTTAGTCATTTCAAATAACGTTCTTGTATCTCGAACAGTGTAGAATGGCCATGGGATAGGATTGGGTTTATCAGTCAATGTTTGTCTCATGGCAGTCTCCATAACTACTACATCAAATGGTGCTCCGTGGCTCCAAACTGCTCGTCTGTTCCAGCAAAATTTATAGAGTGTTTCCATACAGTCTTTTAGTGACTGTCTGTTCTCTTCTGAGAAAGCTTCTTCTAACGCAGCCGGATTTTGTGTTGACCACCATCTGATAGTATCCTCATTAATCACTCTATTATAGATTTCAGTTTGATCCTCAATTGTGGGTCGTAATTCTAATTTTTCAACTATACCGTCGCCGTATGGATCAAACCTCACTGCACCTATTGTAAGAATTACACAATATGGACTAGTGTCCAATGTTTCTAAATCTATCATTATGTCGTTAGCCATATTATTGTGTTAAAATATCAATCAATTCTTTCTTTCGTTCTTCTTGCCATATATGGAATGTCTGATCGTTGTCGCATTCTCTGATATAGCGCATTACATTTTTATACCCAGCTGCATTTATGGCTTCCCCCAAATACCAAACTAGTACGGGTACACCATAATTATAAACAACGAATGACATAGGATCGGTCGGGTGCTGATTCCAGCAAAATTCAAGAAATTTTGCCTCTTCTAATATAGGAATTTTTTCTAAATATGTTTTGCTCATATCATCCACATTTCATACATTGTTTTCAATCGATCTTCCCATACCTCTATTATAACACAGCCGCCGGCAAAATAGAAGTCCCAACCCACTGATCTTTCGCCGAAGTTTTTTCTTAACCATTTTACAATTTTTGTGGGGTCTTCTTTTCTATGTTTACAATCGTAAGTGTATACAGTTTTATTACCAGAATGCCATTTGTTGTCTCTAGATTCAGGTGAATGTTTTACATTAGATATTGGAACTAGTAGCCCTGCGTTTAGTCCGGTGTTTAGTTTAGCCATAATTATTTTATTTAAATTTTATTGCAAACCATGTAGCTATTTCTTCTTTGTAGAAGGAAAAGACCACATAACGATCTTGTTTTGGTTCTTGGTCATATGAATAACTATCAAATATGGGAGGGTGGTATTCAAACGCAAAGTCAATTCCTTGAGCATATCCCAAATCTCTGATAATTCTTACTACATCCATGGCCTTCGCCGGCGACCACCCATCGCATATTACTTTCGTCATAAATGTTTAAGCATAAAAAAAGTTGCCAGTTCCTCATCTTGAATAAAAAGTTGCCAAGTAACTCCTTTTAATTCAGTATCATATATCTTTTTTACTACCCAGCCCTCGCCACCTATAGCATTGTGAAAATAAAACATTCTAGGACCAATATGTTTTAACAACCAATCTTCTTGCTCAGGAGTTAAAGTTTTCTTAAGATTAATTACAGCCATTTTAAAGAAAATAATGTTGCATCTTTACTGTCTTCAAACGCAATCTGTGACCCCCCACATATTTTATATTTTCCTATACAGTTCTGCTTCAACCAATTATTATAATTTGATACTATCATATTTGATGGGTTTGTAATATGCGACAATTTTATTCCAGTCCAATTGCTGCAATTAACTAACAACCAATATTCTACATCGTCATCTATGGCTCTAATCATTTCATTAGCCATATCTTCTATTACTATATTAGCTAACGGTTCATGTTTATTATTCATATCTTAGAACAAACCAATTTCTATCTTGTGCTTTTTTAAAATAAAACCCTGAATTATTCAAAAACCAATTATTTTTTTCAAAATTTGCAAGACACCAATTATACATGTTAACTTCATGAAAGATCGTATCGAGCCCGAATGGACGCCATTCAATTTGTGCCAAGTAGTATACTAATCCATTGATCTTAGTTTCTTCAGTTAGTATAACATATTCGAATCTATCACTCATGAAAATTTCAGATTAAACCACATATAATCTTTATCGCTAACAAATGCAAAAACAACAATATCTTCTGCCCCAAAATCATTAATCAGCCATTGCTTACTAACCAACATGTCTTTATAATCTACTCTCTCGACTTCCATAACTCTATGAATGTCTGTCCTCCAAAAGTGCTTACAGTTTAAAATACACCAATTTTTTAAATTATCAAGCGCAATATCACAATTATCACAATTATCAAATTTATTGATTATAGTTCGAGCAGTGAAAATAACAGTATACGGATAAAGTTTATAAAATTCATGTATAGTATCAGCATATCGATTAACTAAAATGTCGTTTTTTCTGTGATATTGGTACCAACTATTTACCCGTGCTTCTTTAAATAGAATTTTTCTAAAACTTAGTTTAAAATAAGCTTTGACTTTTCTGACAAGATTCATAGCCACCTAAGCGCAAATCTTATTGCATCTTCTTCATTTGAAAAGTAAAAATTCATAGCTTCCTCATGAAACTCACAATAATATGTTCCATAACCAGGAAAACCAAATGTTTCTAAAGCCCAAATAGAAGCATTAGTCCATTGTGACGTATCATATGGTAACCGTACTTTAGTACCCTGCTTGCTTGAGCGTGTCTTTAACTTCTCTTGTAACATCTGGTTCTCTTTTAAATTTTAAAGCCCACAGTTCCGGATTAATATATTCAATAATCATCCTAACATGGTCTTGATTTAACTTATCTAAAAATTGAGTTCCACTGACACTTTGATATAGAATCCATGGGCTTATTTTTCCATTGGTAATAGCATAACATATTTTATTGACATTCCCATATCTTAACATGTCTGAAAATTGTATATTTTCTGCTTCTGCCAGTTCTATGCAAGTTTGGACACTCCTAGAAATGGCATCAAACGGATTCTCGTACCGTAAATACTCTATCAAAAACTTGTTATAATTGCTGTCAGATGTCCAATTATCAATCTTAATATTATCTCTTAATAACCACTCTACATATCTAGATACGTTGATCGCATTTATTTCTACACAGTAATTGCCAAACTTTACAAAAGCCAAATAATACGGTGAGTTTATAAAATCTTCATATGTTTTTATTTTTTTAGATGCGGTATGTTTAGTGCAAAAATCCACAAAACTTTGAAAACCAATTTGATTACCTCGCTCGTCTTTACTGAGCCATCGACGTTTCTTTTCGCATAGATGTGTGAATAGTGATTTTTCTCGCAAAAAACTACGTTTACAAAACTCGCAAACATTTGTTGTGTTAGTTGCCGAGGCTTCTTTCATGTTGAACAATATCATCATCAGTAATTAAATCTGCAAGAACTTCAATATCTGCGTACTTTAAATTGGGGAATTTTTCTGCCAAATATACTTTTTTATGTTGCAATTCTACATACGCCTTTGAAATTTCATTTATATCTTCAGTAGATGCGTGAGAATATATTTTTGAAAAATAGTCTTTGACTTCTTTTTCTTTAGCCTTTTCTTTAAATTTAGAAATTCTATCACTTAAATGAGGCACCCATTGATGAAATTGTTTTCCGAAATTAGGACTACTTGCACATAACATCAGCCATTGCAATTTAGGATGCTGCTGGACGAATTCGTTAAACAGATGTTTATTGCTATATGCATCTACACTACAAACATAATATTTTTGCATGTCTCCCCGAGCCTTTACCTGACTCATCCAATGAATCATCATATAAGGTACAAACTTTTTCTTTTGTTCTTCTGTGAGCGCATCGTACCAGTTATAATTTTTTTTGTCCATTGCTTCCATAGCCGAAAATAAATCAAAATCAATATTTTCAAATTTTTCGTCTTTGGGTGTTTGTTTTTTTGCTGTCATTTAAAATGCTTGTTTATAATCTACAATTTCACAGTTACGACTTATTTCTTTGACAAAGTAAACGCAACGCGGTTTTTTACTGTCATCGATCGGTACGCATAGAAACTGTCCATTTTTTAGTCTAGGCGCGTACCAGGTAACATCATGGTAGATATCTACGATTTCTACATCAATGAAACTAGGTCTAAACGAACTAAGTGGGTTAAATTCAAATGCTTTAAAACCTCTATCATTTATACTAGTTAAAGGTAATGTTTCCAAATCGCCTATTTCAGGTTCTCCGATAAGTATTTGCCAGTCCACTGGCATTTTTATTATTTTATTCGCAATCCTCAGAACTAATGCCGGGCTATTGAAGCTTTCTAGAAAGATTAAAGGTATATAGTGATAATCTACGTTTTGCGGATTACTGTTATCCAATATTGCAAATCGTAAATCATCTACTTCTTCCGGCAGTGTTTCTAGATTGTAAAAAACATCATCAAGTGTTAGAATTCTCATATTATAATAATATCATTAAATCAGCGGTATGTCAACTTTTCTACATCAAACGGGTATTGTGCTTCTTTATAAAATGTCTTGCGTTGTGTGAGGTGCCTTTTTGCAAATTTACAAGAACTGGTTATGTCCCAAATTTGGACGAAATCTTTGTCTTCAGCTTTTCTGATACCTCGACCAATCGATTGTATAACCCGAACGAAGCTTTTTCCAGGCTCAATGAGTACAAGATTAAAGATACGGGGTATATTGATACCCACAGCAGCAACACCATAAGTCGCAACAGCAATCTTATCATTACTCGTTGCAAATTCATCATATTCTTCTTTTCTTTCTGTTAATTTAGTTTCACCACTTACAAATACTGCACCGGGCAGTCTATCTATTAATTCTTTACCTGCATTAACTCTGTCAACCAATACTAATGTGTTTCCGGTTTCTTTAATGTTTAATATAAGTTGCGCGATAGTATCCAACCTAGTAGGATTTTCTAGCAAGTGCTTAAGTTCACTTTGGTAATTAGTAAATTCTACATCATCCTGTAGTTGAACAATGTTAACATGACAATTAGCGAGAACTCCCCTATCTTGCAGTTCACTTGCTGCTAGTTTATTGATTACGGGACCAATACTAACAAATAATGATTGACTCGCAAATAATTCTTTAGGGATAGTTCCAGTTAGTCCCCAACGAATAGGCACGTGTGCGAATGTACTAGTAAGAATAGTTTTAAGAACATCTGCTTTGGCTTGATGCACTTCATCAATCATGATACATACAACATCTTTCATGAACTCTCCGAGCTTTACCCAAACTTCTAATTCTTCTTTATTCTTAATAAGGTTATTTAAACTTTGCCAAGTGCAAATCGTGTGTGTTCTACCCAATTCTTTTCTGTCCCCGAAGTACACACCTACATCAAGTCCAAGATTAATATAATCTGCTTCTGTTTGAACGACCAAAGATTTATTAGGAACAATAACAACACTTCTTCCGTATTTTTCTACACTATGGCTAAGTGCGGCTGTCATCAATGTTTTGCCTGCACCTGTTGCTACTTCTTGAATGCATTGAGGATTTTCTAGAAAACTGTTGACAATCTCAATTTGATAATCTCTAAGTTTAATTGACTGACCTGCTATCGGATGACCTTTTGGCCAAACTTTATGTGCGAATGTGTCCTCGGACACTTGATCAAATTCAAACGAATGTGTGCTCTCACGTAAATCTTCTAGTTCAATATCATAACCTGCGTGATCAATAACCGGAACTATTTTATCTAATAAGTTGATGTAAGTGCTACCACCCAAACTAAAATAGCTAACCTTACCGTTCCATCTTCCCAACTTCACCGATGGAAGATATCTAGCACCGGGAACTTCATATTCAAATAGTTTTAGTAAAGCTTTTCGTTCAGATAATTCTAACCCCTCTATCTTACAGTTAACTTCATCTTTTATAATTATTTTACAGGTTTTCATTTTATGTTTATGGGAGAGCTATTTACTACGTTTAATGTTTTCGCAATAACAGGGGTTGTTTGAGAAAACATTTTGTCACTTATCCTAATAATATATTCTTTATGATTCAAATCTAGATATTCATTTGGTGCCAGTGTATTGCAAGTTATACCATTTAATACTAGCTTATGTTTAAGGGTGTTAAAATAATCAACAGACTGGTTGGAATTAATTCCAAAAACTACCCTGTCAGGAAAAATAGAAATAATTTTGTCTATAATAGACATATCACCGTACTCTACTGTATATTTGTGATCTTTTGCAAAATCCACAAAATCACTATCATATTTTATCAGATATTCGTCTATAACAGATGCATCGATGTTTATTCCATATCTTACTAATCTTGAAAGAGTAATTAGTTCACCATCAAACGTAATGTGATTGATTGCATTATTTAACGATTCATTGATGCCCTTAATAAGGTATCTACCATTAAAGGTATATGTAGGATCCCAGTATCCATAATTAGCATAAGATTTTATATCTGCAAGTATGGCTGATATTTTTTCGCAATAGTTTATTTTTTGATAGTGTTTTTCTAATAAGGAAGTCACTGCCTTCAGTGTAAATGTATTTGCAGGTATTGACCAGTATTTTTCATCTTTGTGCCAAACTCCGTAAGTGCCCATTTTGTTGAATTCGCTTAGAAATTCTTTTTTGTATGGGCTACGCAAAATCATGCTATCATCGGTTAATGTTAAGTGTGCTTCCGTATATTCCGGAAGACTTGGTATAGGATCTTTTTCCCATGGCAAAGCGACCATACTATTCGCATCAATCTCTAACTTGCTGAATTGCTTAAAATAACGTAGCACTATTTTATTCAACAAATCAGCCTGGTTAGTTGTCAGGGGCTTGCCTAACACCAAATTCAACAGTTGTAGATTATTCAAAAACTTTTTATCATATGTTCCCAAACTAATATAACTAATCATAAAATGAATTAGTTGCTCTTTGGTCGAAGGTATTACTTTTAACATAGTTGCATTATACAGTAAAACAGCGTGGATATTAAAACATAAAGGTAAAAGGGACATACGTCCCTTTTACCATATAAAACTATTTTATTAGTGTGCCCTCATGCACGTACTCTCAGTTAGCATTTTCCAATTATTAGGAGAAATTTTAACCAAATCCGCAATCTTAAGACACATCCGCAGGCTAATTTCACGCAGACGGGCACGATTTTCCCACATGAAACTCATAATTTCTTCTGCTTCACCGTTGACGAAATTATAATCCTGAAAAAGATTGTTATCACGGTGAACCTGCTTAATGCGAAGCATTTTGTCCCTATCATTATTGATAGTGAGATCCAAATAGTGGCAACGTGACTGCAATGCTTCTAGATGATCCTGCAATTTTTTAGACCTAAGATTTTCAAACTTAAGGTTTGTGATAAAAATTGCAGATCCCTGAAAATTAAAGCTATTAGGGATACCCTCGTCACGCAGTAGTCGAGAATCACTATTCCAACAAATTTTACGATTCTTACCTGAATCTAGTGCAGCCTTAAGAATGTTCAGCGCCAAATCATCCATAAAAATAGAATCGCAGTCATCAAATACCAGTACATTTTTCTTGTCTGAATATTTGTATAGCTGGGCATACAAGCCCAATGCTGTCATAGCACCCTTAACTACTTCATAACGAAGCCTTTTTCCAGCGATGCGGTCAAATGTGCTAGCCTTTTCCATTTGTCGTTCAACACCGTAACTTTTGCCTACGCCCGGCGGGCCAGAAACAATCATCGCCCTAATGTCGCCGGCGATACATGCACGAGACATTTCATCAAGTACTTCGAACCTAGTTGCGATTCTATTCATAGCCTGTTCATCTGTTTCTGTTTTTTGAACAGTCTCACCTTTATTTTCGGTCAATGCCATCCTGTCTCCGTTAACAAACTCAATTTGATCAATACTATCAACTTTAATTTTAATTTCATCAATGGCAACATCAAAATGTCCTTGATTTTTTACAGTAACATAGTTACCCTTTTTGCCTGTTTGAAATCCTTTGACTAGAGTAAATGTTTGGTCGACAACCGGACGATTACGATAGGTACCAGAAATAATTTTAATAGCTGACATACAAATCTCCTAAAGTTTCAATATGACCATATTATATACGATATTGATTTTTATGTCAAGCCGGAACTAGCTTCCATTTATCTGTTGTCAAAAATGCAAAATTATCAAATTTTTTACTAAAAAAATCCCCACGTATTTCTAATTTACTAACATTGTCAAACATGTAATCAAACATATGAAGTAATGGGTTTCCAACTTCAAACTCTAGCATGAATGCGGTATTATCCGAATCCTTAAACCAGTATTGAATTGTATGGTACTTACGCCTTGTTTTTTCAAATTTAGCAATAGGAGAAAAAAATTTGTTTTCATCAAAAATTTTAATATGTCCTACTCTCCAGTCACTATTTGATTGTACGCAAGACCTGACCTTATCTAGATTGATGTCATATTCATAGAGATTCGGCAAATAATATATCATACCCAAATGTTCTTCTTTCACTACTTTGGACTCATTGAGAATAAAGCTAGCCAAATCTTTCCTAAACGGGGTCATTCTAGATTCGTCCATCAATGAAACTAGCATCAGCTTTTTGCTGTAATAGTTTTTTATTTCTGTAGACAATGCGCGATCGGAATCCGTTACCTTTTCTAAAAGTGTTCTGTCGGTCAGCCGAAGATAGGCGTTGTAACCCTCGCTGCGTAATCTTTTGCAGGCAATACTTAAAGCTAATACATCCTCAGCTAATTCGAATAACTGATATTGCTTATTTTTTGAATTAAAATCCATACTCTTAAAAATATCAAATAGATTTGATTGATGGGTTGTGTTGGCAGCTAGGTTACTACTGCTTGAATTAGTGGTTAAAGTCATACTGAAATATCTTCCATTCCTGCCGCTCGTAAGCGAACAACATGTCCTAACATAAAATTCTTACTATCTAAGCCTTTCATGACGCCCAGCCATCGATTTCTTAATAAAGCTACCTCGTTTATTAGTGTTTCAAAATCAATAACTTCCTGTTCTCCGTCTACGTACTTTTCAGCATCACGACTAGACAATGATCTATTATACGCCTCTAGGTATTTTTGAAAATGCTTTCGGCGAATTTTTCTTAACTGTATATTTAAAAAATTCAATACCGCTTCAATTTCTTGCAATTGGTTAAATCTATGTTCAGTAATTCCGGGAAGAGCCGAAATGTTTTTTTCTACGTTACCGAATATTCTTACATCATTTTTTGCAGAGGATAATTCCGCATCATAGTGACCAATAAAATCCGGTAACGCTGAAAGATCAGTAGTTACTTTGGTATACCAAGTCATTTATTACCAATCATCTTCATCAGAATCTTCATAGTCTTCATAGTCTTCATCTTGGTCATGTTCCTCAATGTAGGCTTTTAAAGCATTGCGTATATCCTTATCATTAAACGAATTTTTAATTTCATCCGTTTCATAATTATTGTCAATTAATAAATTTACCAAAACATCCGCTGCTTCTGAACGACTATTAAAATCAATATGGTCTCTCAATGCGTCCCATACCTCTGCTACTAGGTCTAAGCTCATTCTACATTCTCCTCTTCAGTAGTAACAGTACTTAGCTGATTCGCCCCCTTTTTCTGATATTCTGTCATAACTTTATCTAGGCAACCTTCTGAATTAGTTTCCCATCCCTTACGGAAAAGCTTGATAACTTCGCCCTCTTCGGTAGTATATGAAAGTCTATTACCTTCTTTTACTAACAAGTTTGCTTTCTCAAAAAGATCAAGCAATCCACTATAAGGGTTCATTCCAGTAGAATAAGGGATTTTAACCTGTACACTTTCAAAAGGTTTAGCATATCGTGTTTTCATAACCTTACAAGCAGAGCGAATACCTAAAACTTCGCTTACCTTGTTACCGTCTTCGTCTTCTTTTAACTTAAGTTTTTTCATAGCAACAACAATGCTTGATGCGTAGATAAAACCTTGACCACCGCTAATTTTATCATCCGGATCAAACATATCCTGACTAGCATATGTGTGATTAGTTGCCACAAGTCCCACGTTATGGCTACCAAACATATTAACACAATTTCGAACCAATGCAGTTAGTGCTTTGGGTTTACGACCCATATCACCCTTCATATCACCTGCTTCGAACTGATTAACGTCAGTTGGCGTTAACAGCATACCAAGTGAGTCGATAATAAACAACACCTTAGGTCGCTCACCGTCCGGCATAGCCCTATATCCTTTCATAAACTCACTAATAGTTTTAGCCACATCATCAATCATGGCCATATTTAATTTTAGTAATTTATCTTCACTAGTATCAACTCCTAAATTATGAAGCCAATCTTCGTCAAGGGCGTTTTCACTATCAACGAGTACAACGAATATACCTTGTTGCTGAGCATGCCTGACGAGATTTCCTGAACAAATATAGCTTTTTCCTGAACCGCTTTCACCAGCGAATACAGTAACTTTGCCAAGAGGCACGCCTTTGTGGAAATCACCGCTAATAAGATAATTAAGTGCGTAATTTCCTGTGCTAATCCAATCAGTAGGGTCATTAAATCCAATGCTCAATCCTTCAATGCTTTTTGTAATATCTTTTCTAAACTTTGCTACATCAAACGGCTTTACCAATTTTATCTCCAATCTTAGATACGTTAGTAGTGTGAACTCCAAACGGTTGTTTGTCAAGTAACTCGGGGCATTTTTCAGCAATAATATCAATTTCCCAATCAAGTGGAAAATGTCTAAGTGCTGTTCTAGCCTTGTCTCTCACTGTGCTGGGAACTCTGGGAGTTTTGCCTGGATCACATAATTCTTCTAACAATTTTTTACCTTGCTTGAGGGCACGGTATCTTTCATCACTTGTTGTCATTTTTATCTCCCGAAATGAGGACGAATCTCGTCCTCATTGTGCCTTACATATTAGGCAGTTTTTGCCTGACGAGCACGAATCATTGCTAGAATGTCCTGAGCTTTGTCGCTACTGGGCGTAGACTTCGGTACTACTACAGGGGTAGCCGCTTCTTCGGGTTCATCGTCCCATGGTTTGACTTTTTCAGAGGAAGCCGAAGAAGATTCAATAGCTGCTTCTGGCTGACTAAGCGCAGTAGAAGTTGCAGTACCACCGGCTGGAGCTTCCAAACCATACGGACGATAATATGCTCCCCAACGTTCCGCATCGTATGGGCGACCATCGACACTTGCCTCAAACATTTCTTTAATGATTCGTAGCTCTGCTTCGCTGGGTTTTTTAGGTAAGAAATCTGCTAAATTAAACAAGCCATGTGCCTCAATTGCAGCTTGTTCTGCTTCAGTTAGTGCTGATTCTTTGCGTGACCAGTTACTGGTGCTATAGTCTGCATAGCCGCCCTTGCTAGTTTTCTTAATGTTAAAATCCAAACCTTTCATAAAATCGGTAGGGAGTTCTTCCATTTCGGGATCCATTAAACTAGACTTAATAATGGTAAAAATCTGTGGGCTAATAACAAATCTACGAATTGGATTTGCTGGATTTTTATCGTCACCTAGAGGGTTTTGACGAACAAACCCTTGAAATAAATAACTGCGCTTTTTCCAATATTTATTAGCTAAATCTTTAAGACTTTCATCCTTATACCAAGGACGTACTTCAGCTAGAATCGGGCAGTTATCACCGTACATTTCCACACAAGGAACTTGTACTTGAATTTGTTTTACGTTCGAGTCGCCCTTAATTCCATTAAATGGTAATTTAATAATTTGGCGTTCTACCCAAAAGAAAGTATTTTTATTATCTGCGTCTGGTAAAAAGCGAACAGTGGCAATAGTGCCTTCGTCCATATTCCAGTGGAGATAAATTGCGTTGTCTGATTGTTGTGTAGAACCAGTTGATTTGTTTTCTTGTGCCGCGATGCGGGCACGGATTTCTGCTAGACTTGCCATAATAATTCTCCTTTAAAAATGTGCCTAAGTTGAGCCTAAATATGCCTATGTGTTGTACGGAGACAACTGACACATTGAAGCTATTATAACACTAGCTTCAAAAGTGTCAATAGTATTTATCCCGTATGTGGGTAAATACACTTATTTTAACTACTAAATTAATTATTCTAACCCAGAAAGCCCTTTTATACGAAGTAATGGGTCAGCACTCTCACCGCCTACCAATTTGCCTCGTAATCCTTTTTGACTTTGTGGCTTGTTACCTAAAATTTTATTAGTTGATACTTTATCTGTGGGGCCTAACTGACCTACCCTTTTTTGATCTGCATCTAGGCCTTCTTTAGGAATCTGTTTATCATACGCCTTTTGTGCAGATGAAAATCCACGATCATCATCCCATTTAACCGGTTTATTAGGAAAAATGTCTGACCCGCCTTGAATACCACCAACTCGTTCTGCTTTAACTACATTCTTTCCCTTTTTCGCATAATGCTTTTTTATATCATAATCATCACTACTGACTTCAATCTCTCCAGTAGATCCGTCATCAAAGGTAACTTTGTAAAGATAGTATTCACCGGGTCTCAACGCTTCATCCAATTCTTGCTCACCCACATCAGATGTTGTTGCATTGCTGTGTTGATCACCTTCAATTACTGTATCTACCCAGTTTTCTAATTCTTTAATTTGCTTCATTTCAGCCTCTGAAATATTTTTTGTTAGTTTGCTTAATATAGGCATTACTTGTTCTATTCTAGGATCAATGGAGCTTTGAATAAACATCTCACTTAAATCAGGTGAGCTTTCATCCTCATTCAATACTGGAGAATAATTTTCAAAATATTCTTTGTACCCTTTTTTTCCTGATAACTTTTTTAAAGTTTCTCTTAGTGAAGAATAATGATTTAGACCTTCATTAACCAACTTGAGTGCTGATTCATTAAATTGTCTGTTTTTTACGGCACGTGCGAAACCTGCCATTTTAGTGTATTCTTCGACCAAACTGGTTATATGTGAGCCCCTCTCATCATACGGTGTTCCCCCCTCAGCAATATGCCTAGCATATACTCTTGCTATTCCGGGCTTGTTTGTGGGGATTAAAAAGCGTTCGCCCTTTATGTTTTCCACAAATATTTTTTCAATATGTCTATAACGCTGGTCACTATCTTGTAGTATTTTAGAATGCTGTAAAATTATTTTAGTAGAGGGAACACTGTCATTGTAGCTGGCTTTTTTCCCCATAGCATGATAGCCTTCATTAAGTCCCTCTTTTTTATTATGTTCTCTTTTAGCCATATCATGCTCTAAGCTATCTTCATCACTTAATTCAAAACCCAATCCATTATTTTTTGCAAATCTTTTTAAATGCTGTTTAAGTGTACTAAAACTAAAGCTTTCATGCGTGTCTGCGCTAGGACTATCATTTACATCAGACCCATAATAAAGCACCAATCTATGTAATCCATCAAGAGTAGCAGTTACTTTGCCGTATTCTTTACCGTCCATAATAAAGGTAAACTGAAATGCGTCTGCTTCTTCGGGTACACTCACTTTTTTTCCAGAACTGCTAAACATGTCGGGTTTGTATCCCCTAGTTTTCAGTAATCCGTATAATTCTCTGTTAATAGTTTCTATATTTGCTGGCATAATTAAAATCTCTGATTTTAATATTTATCAATTATCCTATAACTGCGTAAAAGGGCAGTGGTTCAACATATTCTTCATGGTCTCGAATATGCTGATCTAAATCGTAATTAAAATTACTAATTTGTTGCATTATTCTAACCACTAATAAAGTTGACGTAACTAGATCATCCGTTTCTCCTATTTTTGCGGCGTAACTGCCACCCGAAGCTATGAAATTTTTAAGTTCTGAAACTAAACTTTTACTATTAATTTTTAACTTTTTTCCCTCTACTAGAGTTTTAAATTTAGAACATGCGGTTAATTTACTTTTATTAGTTGTGTTGAATCCGCGCCTTTTTTTGCCCGGCTCACTTAAAAATATTCCCGGTATATTATGATACCCGTATTCATTTAAACTAACTAATGCCGCCTCACCTATTCCGTTTACTTCAACAGAATAATATATGTTATCTGGTTCATTGGTGCATTCCGCTATATACTTGTTAATTTGAGATAGCAACTTAATCTGATTGGGTATATCAGTTTGATTATGCTTCCATTCAGCAACTTGTGTGGTTGTGTTGGCCTCGTATACCTGTATGGCTGCAGGGTCGCCTCCGGTGCCCACTGCAGGATCTAAAGCAACGACATATATATTACCCCGTTCCGGTTTTTTATACCAACGAATTTGTCCCTGCTTAAACGCAGGCTCTATTCCCTCCAACTCAAATAGCGCAGATGGACTTATTAATGTTTCATCTGCAATAATGAATTCGCAGTCCATTTCTCGTCTAAATCTGTCGGTGCCTAATTGGGCCCTCATTTCAGCAGCCCATTTTTCATCACGTTCAGGGTGTTCATTCCAATATGCTCTATAAGCTTTAAAACCATTAACACCTACTTCTGTTTGATTGCCGAATGAGTCTTCGGTTTTGTTAGCTTGTTTCCAAATCAACGCGAATTGGTCTTCATCACTGTTCGGCGTGCTTGTTATTATTGCTTTACCGCCTGTTGCAAGAGTAGGTGTAATAGATGTCCAAAATTCACTAGCTATTGTGGGTCTAACGAATGCAAATTCGTCAAGATATAATAATGAGATAGATAAACCACGACCTGTGTTTTCAGTAGTAGTTGCACTTATTATACGACTACCGTTATCAAAATCAAGCGATCCTTTATTGTATGTGACAACACCAGCCTTAATATGGTTCGGACAATTCTCATATGCGTAACGAATACGTTGCATAATTTCTTGTGCGCCTGCATATTTATGAGCAGCAATAAGAATTGTACTGTCTGGAACAAACATAGCATACCATAATAAATAACCTGCCGCGCTAGTAGACTTACCTGTTTGTCTAGGCATTAATGATATTGAAAACCGATATTTGTGATATGTTTCAATTAATCTTTTTTGATAGTCCCATGGGTGATATAACATACTTCCACGTGTTGGGTGTTGTATGTAGAAGAAATTATCCATAAAATACAAATACCCAGTTACTGGGTCGCAGCATTTTAAGAAATCATTTAGTTGTTCATCACTAGCAAATGCTGTTTTTGTATATGGAGTTTTAATTAAGGTAGGTGTGCTCATAAAATTATTTATTTGGTATTTTCTACTTTAATTAAAGTTTTAGGACCCGATAATATTATGTCCAATTACCTATGCTTACCGTAGCATTGCCTACGCCAATTGGATATAGTTCTATGCTGCTTGCTACGGCAACGTAACTACCTGCACCGGGCAGGCCGCTAAATGCAATTAGTGGATTAAATGTTCCTCCGGTAGTTACATTTATGATACCTGTAACAGTCAAAGTATAATATCCTGCACCATTTAATGCAGCAGTAACAGTTACAGGAGTCGAGAAACCTGTAGTGAGAATATTTTTTAAATGACTTGGTGTACTTAATGTTGCTAATGCAGTAGCCGCAGTAGTAATAGTTTGATAACTATGGCGTGCTAATACCGATGTGCCTTGTACCGCATATGCCATAGTTATATTATTAGCGGTTTTATAAACAATAACATTTATAGAATAAGCATATCTAGTGTTCGAACTTACTGCTGCCGTAACTCCAAAAAGACTTTGACCTGCAGTTTGATCGATTAAATTATGGTCGGCATTTAAAACATAAATTTGCGCTGTCTTGAGTAAACCTCTTTCTTGCCCTTGTGGAGTAGCATAAAAGATTCTTCCATCATAATTAACTGCACCCGGAGATGGTGTTGTTAACAATGTAGTAGCAGGTGTGAACACAAGCGGGGCAACTGTTGCATTGCCTGCAGGCAATGTAACATAACTATTAACATTACCAGCATTAATATTTCCTGAAACACTTAATGATGTCAGTGTACCCACGCTAGTTACATTCGGCTGTGCGTTGGTTGTTAATGTACCTGTAATAAGATTTGCAGTTAGCGTGGTTCCCGAAACATTACCGCTAATATTACCTGTTACGGATATGTTAGAAAATACAGCATTGTTAGCTCCTATATTTCCTACATTGGCATTGCCGGATGCGGTTATTGTTCCATCTGTGGTAAATTTAGTTGCATTAAATCCATTAGCAACATCTACTGTTGCTATTTTCGTAAGGGTATTACTTCCAATTGCTGCTGCCCAAAAACTTAAATTACTACCGGTGTTAGTAGGAGTAAAATTTTCTATTGCTTGGAAAACAATACGTGCGCTTCCAGTACCAGCAACTTCTGTACCATTATACCCAGTGCTAGATATTCGTATGATCTCATCGCCCGCCTGTACAGGAGTAGGTGCAACTATATTCCCGTTAATCCTACGACCAACAAAGGCTGCAAAATTTCCTATACCGTCATTGTAAAATCTAGAAGGAATATCATTTTGACCGGTTAGATGTAACATTACTCCAGTGTTAACTGGTGGGGAGACTTGTCCACTGGTGCTACCTATAATTCTTACTGCTCCTGCAGTTGGATCCACATTGGGAACAAAAACAGTAATCTGACCATCATCTGTAGCACTAAAGTATCTATTGACTAAATTAGGTGGAAAACCATTTGTTTTATAAAATCCAATATTACCAACTAACTGAACTTCAGCATTGCCTTTAGTAGCCAATATCATGTTTTGATCTACATTTACCAATGTAAGCAAGTTATTGTTAGCAGTAAAGTCGCCAAAACTTAATGGCAACCCTGCCGTATCAATGGTTAGCGTGCCGTCGTTTGAAATATTTGCCCCTGGGCCTGCTTTAACTCCGCCGATCTTAGTGTCAGTGGCAGGTGAGATGTTACCACCCACTATTAAATCACCTATGATATTGCCTGAGTTAGCGGTAAATGTATTAATTGTAAGATTAGCATCAATAGCTAAATCAATTGGTAGTCCGCCCGGGGTGTTGCCGTCACTTATCCTAATCGTATTGGTATCAGGATTGTACCACAGACGATCTTTTTGTCCTACATACGCCTCTGTGTTGGCGTTATTGTCTCTACTAGAAAAAAAGTTTTGAATAAATGACATATTAAATTTTAATTAATTATCCATTGGCTCATCGTCGGATAGTGTCATTATTGCGGTAGTGTTAGGACTAATTCCTGCATTTTTCTTTATTAAATCCAACTCGTCACATGCACATCCGTCAGTGTCTTCATCGTAGTAATTATCTACCCCTACTGATTTTTTAAGTAATTCTAATTTTTGTTGAAGAGGTGGAATAAATTCACCTAAATTTTCTTCAGCTTCTTCTGCTTTTTCCGAATTATCTGAGATTGCAGATTTGATATTTGACAGATGTTGTTCTGTGGGAGATGGTGTTGGTTTTTCTCCACTTAAATTGTCTAGCATGTCAGCTAGACTTCTTAAAATTTCACTAGATTTCATTATAGTACCCCGGTTGTTCCTAATTCAGTTACGCTGCAAACCCCATTAGCTGCTACTGCAAGAACGCTTACATAATTGCCGGCACCCACAAAAACGCTTCTTTCGGGTGATCCAGCTAAAATAATTGGGTTAGATGTGGTTGCTTGAACCGAACTATTTCCGCTTATAAAATAAATGTCTACTGTGCTAGCCACGCGAACTTTATCAGTAGCAATTAATTGAGCACTGCTAGGCGCAGAATTACTTGCGGATATATTATAATTTGCCATATTCTTAATCCTTATTAAGTATTTATTATAAAAATTTTTTCCTTAGGATGATTATTTTTTGATGGGTTTTTCGCCGGTTAAATAAGGTAAGCTGAACCATAATTTAAACCATTCGGGAGTTCCGGGTTTTATATTATGTTTTTTCATGAGTCGAGACTTTTCGGTTCCGGTGTAACTCATATTCATCTCGTTGGTACTAGCATGAGCGTTGCTAATTCCAGCAAGGCGCCGCATTTCTTCCAAATCATCTGTTACCCGAGCCGGTAAAGGAACGGTCTTGAGTTTATCAAGACCGTTTTGTATTTTAGCTTGTTTCCATACGTCAAAGGTCATAACGTATTTATTTAATGTCTAACATATTCTTCTTTGTGGCTAAAATTGCAAAATACTTTTCTTTAATAGTTTTTTGTTCTTCTTCATCAGTCGCTACTGAGGTCAAATCAAATTCAATATCATTGAATCTTTCTACTTTAAACCCAGTTCGGTTTAGTAATGCGTCTAGTTGTTTGTGGCCCATTATACTATAATGATTGGGATTATACTCATGCGGCCTTTCGCAGTCTGGACTAGGTACTTCAATGAATATTTTTCCCTTAAGCTTCAGTAGACGATTATATTCTATAAGACTGAAAATTGGATAGGGGCTGTGATGCAAATAGTGTCTACAATAGATAAAATCTACGGATTCATCTAAAAATCCGTCACTTTGGGGTAAGAAAGTAGGATCATATAACTTTACATTATGTCCTTTTTCTTTACACTGTTTTGCGTTAACTTCACTCAACGTAATTCCAGTTACGTTGGTGTATCCTCGCTCTTTCATTGAATCCAAAAAGTACCCAGTTCCACAGTAAACATCTAAAATATTTGCATCTTTGGGTAAACCCAAAGTATCAAAATAAGATGAAACCATTTCATCATTGAGCTTTTTATGTAGTTCTGTCTCACCTTCGTCATACAGGTGCGAACTATATAACCACTCGTTAAAAAACTTGAGTTTAACTAAATCTAGTGTTTTATTGATATCTAACATATTTCCCCTACGTAATAACTATTACTTAGTAAGAAAAATAGGTTCAATTATTTTTTTGTTTTTTTATTTGATTTTTCTTGAGAGAAACCCTTAAATCCTACTACTGGGCTTTTTGTATAGGTATCTTGTAACTCCTGACTGCGCAAATCGCCCTTAGTCAAATCTTCATGATGAGATCCTACTACATCAAACGCCTGAGATAGCATTTTTTGTTCGATGGGGCTATAGGGCACTGCTACGTTTTCTCTGCCTGACCAACTTTCGTGGTCCATATCTATGGGATTAATTCCGTCTGCCATTGCAGCAGCCATCATTACTCGGTTAAGTTCATATATTCTATCTGCAAATCTTTTATCCCTAAACAAATCTATACCAACACTAGCTCTTCCTTGTCGGTTAGTTATTTTTCCCCTAGATTCTGATATAAATTCGTATGCTCTCATTATTCGTTTGATATATTGTATGAACCTTCGTGTATCATTGAAGTATTTAATAATGGATTAACCATTACTCTAACATTTCCATAACCAATGTCAACTTCGTAATTGGTTAATGCTGGTCCTATGAACATGGTTCCGTAGACGCTAAATTTTACAGTAGCGTTAGTGGGAGATTTAGTTATGTCTATTGTTACTGTTTGTGAATTATTGTTTTGAACTGTCTTTAAGTTTATTTTTCCAAATTTAAAATTAGAAGCCGGATATTCAAAAATAACTTGATCAGGACTGTTATCAGTGGTATTTGCGGTAAAAGATCCTATACTAACTTTATTGACGGTTAAAGTACCGTTAGCAGTAATATTGCCATCCGAATTCAAGTTATTGATAGAAATGCTAGCTTTTAAAGAAGGAAAAACTCTTACCGGAAAAGTCAGTGTATTGCCGGACTCTATTACGTTTATGTTGCCGATATAAAAGCCCGAGTTGCCCATATAAAAATTAGCAACTGTGTTAGAGGTCGTACCGATAGTTACATCACCGGTGGGCAATATGTTTGCAGACAGTGTAATAGTATTGTTTGATTCTATATAGGTAAAATTTGCGGTACCGTTACTTTCACCATTTGCATTATATTGAAATGATCCTTCTGGGCCGGCGGGGAGTCCGTTAGCCAAATCGATAAAGTTTTGATTTATTTTTTCAAAAGCAATACGCAGCGGATCGCCGGTGCCGTCGTTAGGTAAAGTACCTATATCGATATTTGCTACAGTTATAGTCATTTCATGTTCCTAATATTATGTATTTATCGCAAAGATAAATAATACACTATGAAAAAACTATTATTTTTACTACTGCTGACCGTGTCGGCTACGTGCGTCGCCAAAAAAAGTCCTCAGGGAATAACATATGACGCACAAATTCTTCGCGTAAACGACGGTGACACTATCGTAATTTCTGCACCTTTTTTGCCTCCACCACTGAAGCAAGAGTTAGCAGTTAGAATTTATGGAGTAGACACCCCTGAAAAAGGATTTAGAGCAAAATGTCCTCAAGAAGATGAACGAGGCAAGCAAGCTACTAAATTTACCAGCACTATGATTGCAAAATCAGTAAAGAGACAAGTTACTATTTACGATTGGGATAAATTTGGCGGTAGAATTTTAGGCGATATCATTTTAGATGGACAAAGCCTACGTGCAATGCTTATTTCTAATGGTTTCGCTAGAGAATATTATGGTGATGCAAAAGGAAGTTGGTGTAACTAACTACTTTCCCGCATTTTCATAAATGTGTTTCTGAGCTTGATACCAATCTTGCCAACCTTCGACTAGCACTGCACATTCATAATAGGATGTGTAGTTGTTTACCACAACAGTAGCTACTTCACTTAGTTTTGCGTCTTCTTTTACTTTTGACAATGCAGGACACTTAGACATTAGCTTATCGGGTGCTTCTGGAAATTTAGCTGTTACTGGAACTGTAGTTGAGCATCCGGCTACCATTATGGATAGAATAACAACAATTTTT